GCCCACCGGCCTTTAATAACAAGTTAGGATTTTAGTTATGCCAGTTCCAGATTTTTCGCCGGGTGAGGTTTTGACCGCTGCCGCTATGGACTCGATAGGCCTGTGGTTGGTTAAGACGCAGACCATCGGCACAGCCGTTTCTACCGTTGTCGTTTCAGACGCATTTTCGGCTAACTACGAACGGTATTTAATAACTGTAGATCGTTGCCAAGGCTCAACTACTGCAGACTTGCGCTTGCAATTAGGGGCAACAACTACTGGCTATAACGGTTTTATTATGTACGGAATCACAAGCGGCACATCACTATTTGGAATCAACCAAAGCGCCGCCGCTAATTTTGGCTATGTGGGGTCTTTAGCGTCAGGTGGAAAAACAAGCTCACACATAACATTAGTGTCGCCTTTTACAGCCGACAGAACCTATTTATCTTGCCCCTACATTGGTGCTACTTCGGCTAATGCTTTCGGCAATTACCAAGCAATGCTAGACAACACTACGTCATACACCGCTTTCACACTTATTCCCGGCTCTGGAACACTGACAGGTGGAACTATTCGTGTTTATGGATACAGGAACTAACAATGAGCAAACCACTAATCCAAATAGATGACGAAGTACGAGAGATGACAGACGAGGAGTACGCACAGTATGAAGCGGTTATTGCTGATGTTCAGCCTTTGCCTAGCGGTGACTAGCTGCGCGGATCGTGTGCGCGAGAACTGTGACACCACCAAAGCCGACGGACTACTAGAAAGAAGATGCCAATGAAACCCGAAAACCGCATGACCAACGAAGAAATAAAAGCCCGCATCATTCTCTTTGTGGCGCTCGGATTAACTATCTCGTTCGTCATGGCTATCGGGTCACTTATATTCGGACTCCTATTTGTGGTACAGCCCGTGGAACAGAGCCCGAACGACGCCGAGGCTTGGGGCGTATTGAGTCCCATGCTTATGACCCTTGCAGGCGGGCTTATTGGGGTCTTAGCAGGCAACGGGATTAAGAATCCACCGAAAGACCCGCCAACCCCATGAGGCGCTACACGTCCAACACAGACGGCAACTACGGCAAAGCCCGAGAAGGCACACTCGAACTACTACGCCTAGCGTCTAAAAGGTGGGGCTTTACGAACTTGGGCGTATGGGCAAACCGACCTATGCGAGGCAGTTCCCAGTTAAGTGTCCACGCCTCGGGCAGAGCCGTAGACCTCGGATACAAAAACCGAGACAACGCACTCATACTCTGGAATTTCCTACTCAACAACACCGCCCAACTAGGCATCGAGGAGATACACGACTATGCGTATCGCTGGCCTAACCAAGACCCCAAAGACACAACCGCTTGGGGCGCTGGCTACCGATGCAGCCGTGGTGAGGGTCTAGCAGGCGTGAAGATTTTTAACGCTAAAGACAACGCAGGAACCCCCGGCGGACGCTGGCTACACGTCGAATTATCCCCCGCCATGGCAGACGACGCAAAAGCGTTTCGAGCTGCTTGGATTGACGCCCTCACCCGTGCAGGTATAAAGTAATCGCCAATGCCTACGGGCATGGAGACACGACGCCCCACTATCGGCTTCCTATCGCTGGTAGTGGGGTTGTGTCATCTAATGACTTGACACGCCCCAACCGCTTGCTAAGGTAAACCACAGGCCACCCGACACGGCCTAGATAGGAACCCTAATTATGTTTGACGATTTACCGCTATTCCGTAGCACCGACCCCGCCACCTCGCGCAAAGGTGCCCAGGATGTGTTACCCCGCAGAGACTCCCAACAAGGGCAGCTCTTGCGCGTTTACGGTGCACACAAGATCTACGGCCTTACCGACGAGCAGGCTGGCGAACTGTCAGGACTTGCTCAAAAACCCAAGTGCTGCTATTGGAAGCGATGCTCGGAACTGCGCCAAAAAGGCCTCATTGAGGACACAGGCCTCGAAGCCATGAGCAGTGCAGGCTCACCCATGATGATCTGTCGCATCACCGCTAAAGGTGCCCAACTTTTAGGAGAGTGGACATGAAACGCCTAGCCCTAGCATTAGCCCTCACAATCGCCCCTGTAGCCGTTGTAAGCCCCGTAGAGGCGTCTAAACCTTGGCTGTGCCCTAAATACACCGAGCAAATAAAGCAGACGTTTAAGCGTAAAGATTGGCGCACCATGGATGCGATTATGTGGCGCGAGTCCAAGTGTGAGACACGGGCGGTCGGCTGGAATTACCGCACCGGCATGAGCCACAACGACTGTCGAGACAACGGCAGATTCCACAACCGTAAACGCTGCAAGGCCGTCCGATCATGGGACGTGGGTCTGTTTCAGATAAACAGTTCATGGTTCACGCTTACGACGCAGTTGTGTGGTAAAAATACCCGTAGCACAGTTCTCATGCAGGCATCTTGCAACTTCCGAGTAGCAAAATACCTCTACGAGAATGGCGGCCTAGCCCACTGGCGAGGCAACAGCAACTAACAACAGATAGGAACCCGACAAAATGACAGATGCACAGATAATCCAACGCCTTAAAAACATGGCTACGGACGCTCACCTAAGCGGTGACGACCTTAAAGGCAAAGTGCTAGGCGAAGCAGCTGCACGCCTCACCGAGTTAAGCATTATTCACCACACATGGCACCCAAGCATTGAGCAGGTGAACCGTGGGCTTTAACCTTGACGATTACGAGCCAGTAGCCGCCCGTTTAGATCGTTGGCTAGAAAACCGCATCGGTGGCTTTATGTCATCTAGCAACGACTACCCGCGTGTGCTTACACGCATGATTAGCGAACCTGGTGCCGATATCTGCGTAATGCGTGCAGAACTGTGGCTAGGCGAGATGCTTATCTCTACTGGCTACGCCGAAGAGGTACGCGGGTCAGGCAACGTGAACCGCACTAGCCATGTCGAGAACTGTGAAACCAGTGCCATAGGTCGAGCCTTGGCTAACTGTGGCATGGCTGGCAGTGACATGACGAAGCGCCCTAGCCGTGAAGAAATGGCGAAAGTGCAGCGCACGAGCAACGGCCCCGCCGTAGAGCGTGGCACAGACCCCAAAATGCCTAGCGTCACGATCACACAGCCCGCAGGATTAGCGTCCGAAAAGCAAGTGTATTTCGCTGCGTCGTTCTATAAAAAAGCCGACAGGGAAGTACCCAAGCAATGGCTGGCAACACTTAACAAAGGCGAGATAAGCGCACTGATTGACGATCTAAAAGCAGGCAACTTCCCAGAACCCGACAACGCAGATGAGCCGTTCTAGTGAAAGTTCCTCACCACACCGAGAACTGCCGTAAAGGCTGGGGATGCCACCCCAACTGCCCCGTACTACTACTTACGAAGCAATACGAAGCACTATTACAAGCCCAACCGAAAGAACCCGACAATGAGCAACTATGACCCCGTAATCCACGACCTAGAACGCGCCCTAGACAAGCTGCGCCAAGACCGTGACGACTGGAAAGAATTAGCCGAAAAGGCCATTGCCCAAATTGAAGAATGGCGTGCCCTGTGCGACATCTACCAAGACCGATACAACCAGATTGTGCGAGGTAACTAATGCTGATTATCCTTTGGGGCGTACTTGTAGTACCTGCCTTCACCCTTTTTGCATATTGGGCTTTTCGTTGGGCCGATGAAGATTTAGAAGTCATTACCAACAACGACAAATTAGGCCTTTATGCCATATCAGGCTTGCTCGCGCTGGGTTGGCCATTGGTGGCGGCGTTCGCTATTGGCAACATTGTGAACCGTTACATAAATGGCGACCTATGAACGAGCAAGGCTTTCAAGCCCAAGTAATACAACTGGCCCGCATGAATGGCTGGCGAGTGTTTCACCCAATGAAAATGCAGGCCAGAGACGGGTCATGGCGCACAGCACTATCCGGGGACAAAGGCTGGCCCGATTTATGCCTAGCGCATCGTGAACGTGGGTTTATCGTTTGCGAACTTAAAGCAGATAGGGGTGTCCTGTCGCAAGACCAAAAAGAATGGCTGTTTAACCTTGCACCGTGGGCCGAGTGCTATGTGTGGAAACCCAGCGATCTAAACAACATCGCTCGAAGGCTCGGTTCTAAAGGCGTACGCAATGTAGGCAGCGCCACATAAAAGTACATTCGTCCCTCACCGTGAAAAAACTTCACCTAACTACAATTCATCACATATGGGAATCGAGTACAGCCCAAAGGCAAAACGAAAAGAACGCTTTAAAAGCAAACGTGCGAACCGTATGCCACAAGCTGGGCCTGTAACCATACGCAAAGCAGACGGCACGACAACAGTGCAAGAAGCCTTAACAGGGTCAGTAGATCAAGTCAAGAAGCGTAAATAGAACTACACAATTGAGAGAAGCAAGACCGCGTACGGGTTTGGACTGTGCCGGGTAACACTAGGGAACTAGGGTAGACGCCCCTGTAATGGGGGTGACCAGAGTACGAACTTCTAAAACGCGAATGGTGTCCGTCCATAGGTGTTAAACATCCGGCAGCCAGTGCTACTAGCACGAAGTGTGGGGGGCAAGCACCGAGCAGACTTGCTCACGTACTCCGATGCGCAAACCCCTTGGGGGGTGAAGCGCAACAGGGGGGAACTAACTACACTCCATACAAAGGAGAACAACCCGACATGCCCAAGAGAACATCAGAC